TTGTCCTCTGCTAATATAGGAAATGTTTCATCTAAGAAACGATGACGGAACTGGTTAAGTACCTGCTCTTCCATCATATTCGTACCCATTGTCTTACCATAACCACTTGGGGCTAAGTTAAGTACGTACATATTAATAGGGATCTCTCCACGGTCAGGGGAATCAATCGTACAGCGCATCTGAGATGCAGCTAGACTAAAATAATAGCCTACTAGTAGACGAAAGAATAATGAATCATCTCTTTGTGTGTGGTCTCGTAAGATCCCCACTACGTCTTCAGCTGTCTTGTGATACTCCATCTGATCTATCTGCAGCATAGTTACTCCTTATTGTTGGCTTAACCCATGAGAAGATCGCCACTCTCAATGAGTGCATCTTTCTGGGTACATATTGCGAATGCTGGACAGTACTTACAAGCAGTGACTGTCCCCGGGACTTCTTTAATTGCGCCTACATTTCCACCCTTAGTAGCCATATGAAGTACGGCATCGCTATTTGTGGTGAAATTCTTTGTGCTACGGCTAGAATTGATGTTTCCATTTTTATAATATTTAAACTGTGGAGTACTACGCCATAGCTCAATATCATTACAAAGTGGGATATCTGTCTCTGCAGCAGTTAAGTACTTCTTAATTAGCTCTAGCTTATTTCTAATAAAATTATTAGTTTCTTCTAATGGCATAAGCTGTAAGCTCTGTGTGTGAAACCTCTTTGGTGGGTAGGTAGGATCATTCTTAGCCATCATTGCTTTCCAATCAGTAAAGATATAGTGAATGTCCATATCGTTTGCGGTAATAAGTTCTGGATCAAGCCAACGATAAATACTACCTTGCTCAATATACTTAGAGGTATTAGCTTGTTTCTTGTAAGTCCAGACACCAGTTGATTTGAAATCCTGTACTTTACCTTCGCTAATAAAATCGAATTGTCCAGTAATAGTCCATGTACCCAACTTGCGTGTTAGACGCTGCTCTAGATAGATAGGAATTACATCAGGACTTAGTTGGTCTGGTCTCTCGGTAGGATTAATAACGATACGCTCGATGACTTTCTTAGGTAGCCCCATCGCTTCCATTGCTGCTGGGTAATTAGTCATCCAAGCTTTCTCGATGCCGTCATGGATCGCTGTACCCATACGGCTAGCCATCATATCAGAAAGATTAACTAGGCCCTCTCCGGGCGGTATACGAAGCGGTAGGATGATCTGGCGCAGTGGTTTTAATAGCGTGGTAGCACTAATGGTGTTTGGATCGCTGTTGTGATCATAAGTATCTGATGCGAGGAATACAGCTAAAGCTAAAGGTACATCTGATACGTTAGAGTATTTAGAGGGCATAATATATCCTAAAGAATGTGCTTCTTAAACGCTGCTGTACATATTGGTACAATAGGTTCAATTAGTTGTAGCATGGCCTCAGCGTAGACTCGTATCTCATATTGTGAATGCTCATGTAGTCTAAGGTTAAGGAAATGCATTAGGTTATGTAGATCAACAGTAGCAAACATGTGGCTGTAAGTACCTAGAGGTAGTACAGAACGAGCTAGCTCACGAGGCACATCATTAGCTAACATTTTCTTATAGGCTACAAAAGAGGCTTTATTAGCATTCCTTATTGATTCTTGGTGGAATATTGCGTTTGGATTTACATCCTTAGTTCTCATTTGCTTATTAGAAGATGATTGAGTTGTAATGTCCTCTTTAGCTGGAATATAGTATTCCTCTGGAAGTTCAGCATAACGAGCTGAAATTTCATTGAAGCTCCATGTACGATGACGATGCCATTGGCGAAGCACAAAGATAGGTGCCTTTACTTCAAAGGTAAAGGTGCAGGCTTCAAATGGGCTAGTATGCTTATTTTTAATTAGATAGTTTAATAGCTTAGCATCCTTGTCAGAGTCTTCTCCACTACGCCATTCAGCATCGTAAGAGACTCGAGCAGACCTGACTACACTTAGATCAGAGCCCATTGAATCTACAAGACGAACTAAACCATGGTCTAGTACATTAATGTGACTATCAATAATATTTTTAGGCATAATGTTTCCTATAAAAGTTTGGAACAGCGCTTGGAAAGCGCTATGAAGAGAAAAAGGGTATACTGCTTGTTAATGGCATGTAAAATATAGTAATAACTTTTTAATCTAGGGGGTTCTTTAATGTCTTCACACGGCAGCTGTGGTACCGGCGAATGGTCAGGGCCTGTACCCGGAGATCCAGATAACAATGTGATTCTTACTGCGTCTCCAGCTTTCGGAGGCATTGAAGTTTCCTGGACATATCCTACAACTTACCCTCATGCAGTTTCTCACATATTGCTCTACAGGGCTACCACAAATGTGCTTGCTGTAGCACCGCAAATTGCAGTGGTAGGTGGGAATAGATACTACGATAAGACTGATTTTCCATCTACATATTACTACTGGATTTATATCATTTCAGTTAACGGTACTGTGGGTGCTGCCATTGGTCCAGCATCTGCAATTGCTCGACCACTTCTTACTGATGTTACTACTGCTTTAACAGGGGAAATTGAATCAGGATTTCTTGGTAGTGTCTTAAGTGGACAAGTTAGTAGTATAGCTACATTAAGTACAGCGCTTAGTACAGAGACAACAGCTAGAACTGCGGATAGCGCTGCTATTAATACGTTTTTAACTTCAGTTCAATCAGCAACCAATACACTTAACACTTTTGTACAAACACAGGATACTGCTAGGATTACTGCAGATGCTGCCTTAGTTACCTCTATTGATCTTGTTGGTGTTAGTGCTAACCTTAATACTGCGGCAATTGCTACTGAACTTAATGTGCGTGCCACTGCAGATACAGTGATAGCTGCTAGTGTTGTCACAGCGCAAGCTACTCTTAATAGTAGTATTGCTACAGTGCAAACTAGCTTAACAGCTAACATTACTACTACTGGAGCTATAGGAGCTTTATACTCAACCACTGTTACTGCTAATGGTTTAGTTGGTGGCTTTGGTATCTATAATACTGGTGCTAGTGTAGAAGCAGGCTTCGATGTATCTAAATTCTGGATAGGTACTACTGCTGCTAATAAGCGTAAGCCCTTTATAGTTGTAGGTTCTGAAACTTTTATTGATCAAGCAGTAATTAATGAATTAACTTTTACCAAATTAAAAAATACATCCGGTAGTCTTATTGTAGCAAATGAGAAAGTTCAGGCTGCATACCTTAAAGTAGAGACAGCCAGTATTGATGACCTTGCAGTTACTATAGCTAAAATTGATGATCTTGCAGTTACCTCTGCGAAGATTGGGGCTCTTGCAGTTACTGCAGGTAAGATTGGTAGCTTAGCTGTAGATACACTACAAATTGCAAATAATGCAGTAACGGTACCTACAGTGTATCTTGGTAATTCTTTTAGTCATAATTTTGGTGGACACCCTGCTATACTCATATCAACTATGCAATTTACTGGATCTCCTGATCCAGATGCAAATGTAATGCTTAATATAGATGGAACTACAGTTGTCACACAAAGGTTTCGTGCAGTAACAAGTGGTGGCGATACTCTCATGTCCCTTGCGTTTCCTTTTATGCATTACTTACCTTCCCCAGGGAGTAGTGCTATAACTATTTCCTATACTTCTACTGCAATCCAAAATACACATACTATGTCGGATTGGAAAACCCTTATTCTAACGGTGAAAAAATGATTATCTATGATCCTAAGAATGGAGATATCTTAGTAAGTACAGCTAGGAAGTTAAATGAAGAGGAAATTAAAGCTAATTTAGCTCTCCATCCTAAAGGGAAACACTTGGTAGATGCTTCTGTTGAATCACTCTCAGGCTATTTTATTACAGCTAAGGGTAAAGTAGGCGTAAAACCTGAGCAACCAGATAGTGCACATATATGGGAAGATAGGAAATGGGTACTAAAAGCTGATCTACAGGCAAAGGCTATAGTGTTCAAACGAAATAAATTATTAGCTAATAGTGATTGGACACAGCTCCCGGATGTAACTACTTCTAAAAAGTGGGTTACTTACCGACAAACATTACGAGATATTACTGTTCAAACTGGGTTCCCTAATAAAGTCATTTGGCCTGCTACTCCAGTATGAATAAACAGTGTTACCTAAATTACTTGTATAATTACCTAATTATTCAGTTGAGTCTGGTACAATGAGAACCATCAATATGGATGTCTACTCTTAAGGAACTTCCAGCTGATTGGGTAATTTACGACAATTGTCGTTTTTATTTTTAACAATCTAGAGGGACCACCATGAGTAAGTTTTCTGATTATACTGAAGCCAATATTATAGCGACTACATTACGTGGGGTCGCTTTCCCTGTACCTACAGGTATCTACGTTGCACTCTTTACTGCTGATCCAACTGACGCGAATGTAACTTCAAATGAAGTAACAACCTCAGCTTTTCCTGCTTATGTGCGCAAGGATGCTGCAGTGGGTGCTGCAATAGCGACTGGTTGGGTTGCTCCTACTAATGGAGTTACTAGTAATGCTAAACCAATTACATATCCAGGTAATAACGGATCTGGTTCGGTAGTCGTTACACATCTAGGAATATACGATGCGGCTACGAATGGTAATTTGTTATACCACTCTCCGCTAGTAAGTTCTAAAACACTGCTGCCAAGTGATGTACTTTCATTTGGTACGGGAGCTATTGTACTTACGATTGCTTAATAGATGAATTTCTCTGCCTTTAATAGTGCAAGTTTTAATGCCAGTGGTGGGACACCTGTGGTATTAGGCTTTGCTGCACTAACAGGGAATGCCTCTATTGTAGGAACTGGTAATCGGCTACAACTCGGAGTTGCCGCTGCAACAGCAATAGCAAGTATCATTGATACTAGTGTTCGCACAACCTTTGCTACAGTCCTTATAGATTCTCCTGGATCTGTAATAGCGGCTACAGCTACTCGCATATTAATACCAACTGCTACCGTAGCAAATAGTGCTGAATTACAAGGAATCGGTATCAAGTTACATGCTGCAACTGCTAACATATTTAGTGATATGAGCCTCTCTGTCGGCTCTATTGCAAATCCTACAGTTTTGGATCCAGCATGGAGATACTTTACGCGAGAAGCTAATGTTGTTGATTTTGTTAGACCGGCAGATGTTGTCTTTAGGAGAGTCGCATGAAGTTAGGAACGGTAAGTAAACAACCCGCTGAAAGATTTTCTTATACTATAGATTACACCACTGCGCTTACAACAGGCGATAATGTGGAATCTGTTACTGTAGTAGCAGACCCAGCAGGTTTAACCATAGATAACATAGCTACTTATGACCCGAAAATAAAATTTTGGGCTGAAGGTGGTACTACGGGTATTAAGTATAAGGTAACAACAACTGTTACTACTGCTGATGGTCGTATATTTCAAGATGAGATATTTTTTAAAATTAAAGAGATCTAATTATGACTCAACTCTTCGCAAATAATATAGTAACCGAAGTAGCCACAGGGATTAATGCTTCGGCTACATCTTTGGTATTAGATGATGCTTCATCAATGCCATCACCTACAGGTGGGGATTACTTCTTACTCACATTATTCAGTAAGAATGCTAGTGGTAAAGAAGATACCTGGGAAATCCTTAAGGTAACAGCGCGTAGTAGTAATACTGTAACCATTGTGCGTGCACAGGAAGGTACTTCTGCTGCAACTTGGGCTGTAGACACTGCTTGCGAGATGCGTGCCACAGGTGCGACGTTTGGATCAAAGCAAGATACCATTGCTTATACTACAGAGAATGTCGCTAATAAGGGCGCTGCTTCTGGTTATGCAAGCCTTGGTTCTGATAGTAAAATACCTACTTCTCAACTCCCAGCTCTTGCTATTACAAATACTACTGTAGCAGCGAATCAAGCTGCTCAGCTAGCTCTTACTGCTGAGGTAGGAGATATTGCAATAAGAAGTGACTTAAGTAAATCATTTGTTCTCAGAGTGTCTCCAGCTACTTCCCTCTCTAATTGGTCAGAGTTACTAACTCCTACTGATGTGGTACTTTCTGTAAATGGTAATACGGGATCAGTAACCCTCACTACTGCTAATGTAGCAGCTTCAACAGATAAGCGATATGTGACTGATGCTGGCTTAGCAATACTTGGTAATGCTAGTGGAACTAATACTGGTGATAATGCAGGAGTAACTACTATATCAGTAACAGCTCCTGTAGCTACGAGTGGTGGTACATCACCAACAATAAGTATAGCAGCTGCAACAGCTTCTATTCCTGGGTCAATGTCAGCAGCAGATAAGACAAAGTTAAATGCTATTACTGGTACTAACACAGGCGATCAAACTACTATCACAGGAAATGCGGGTACCGCAACCCTGGCAACTAATGTAACTACTAATGCTAATTTAACTGGACATATAACCAGTAGTGGCAATGCAGCAGTATTGGGATCATTTACCTCTGCCCAATTAAAAGCTGCGCTAACAGACGAAACAGGGAGTGGAACTGCGGTATTTGCAACAGGTGCCACTCTAGTAAACCCTGCTTTAGGTACACCTGCTTCCGGCACACTAACTAATTGTACGTTTCCTACCCTTAATCAGGATACAACAGGGAGTGCGGGCTCAGTAACTAATAATGCTAATATGACAGGGCACATAACTAGCGTAGGTAATGCAGCGGTACTAGGCTCTTTTACTTCTGCACAACTTAGTACTGCTTTATCAGATGATTTTGCTGTCCCACAGATAGTAACTACAAATGGGTTAGTTATTCAAAGTGCCTCAATTGGTACAACCTATTCAATACCAAGTGGTAATAATGCACTAAGTGTAGGCCCGGTTACTATCGCTACGGGGGTTACAATTACGGTGCCTACAGGGAATAGATGGGTAATAGTCTAAAGGATACAATATGACAGTAATAATAAATGGATCAACAGGTATTGTCGGAGCTACATGGACTACGGGAGGTAGGCCCGCTAGTCCAGTAAATGGTCAACAAGGATACAATAGTACACTTGGAGCATTAGAAGTTTATATAAACAGTGCTTGGCGTATTATGGCTCAGAAGTTTCTGGCTACAGGCGGTACAATTACAACCTCTGGCTCGTATACCATTCACACCTTTACTTCCAGCGGAACATTTACACCAAATGGAGATGGTAC